AACAAAAGCGGAGCGGGCGGAGTGGGCGGCGGAGCGGGCGGCGGAGTGGGAGCGGGCGGCGGAGTGGGAGTGGGCGGCGGAGTGGGCGGAGAATGCGTTAAAAGAATACGATGACGAAGCATTGAAAGTGTTTAACAAATGTTAAAATATCTAATCGTCATCTAGTGTGTATTTCCAGCCTATATTTAACTCCATAAATGAAAACACGCGCGAGATGTTTGATATTTTTTATTTGAATGCGTTGGAAACCCCATTGACACGCACTATGATCGAGCCTAGATGAACGATTGCGCATCCCGCAAAATTAGCTCACACATAGGAGAGAAACAATGGCTAAAGTGCTTAAGAATGAAAATCTCGGGCCTGTCATCGGCGCGTCTTTGCCAGACGGGATTACGTCTGATATGGTGGCGGGGCTGCCAGTCAGTGAAGGAGGCAGGGGCCGCAGTGCTGGCGGCGTACATCCGTGGCGTGGACCGCTGGAGAGCATGGCAGCGCCGTCTGCGAGCGGTTTGGCGCGTTTGCGCTTCACCGTGCCGAAGGTGCCCGATAACGTGGTTGAAGCGGAAAAACTCAACGTGGCGCGTGAGAATACGAAGAAGCTCTTTGCTAAGCTCGCTTCTCTTACCCGGCGCATCACGGTTGACGACGCAACCAGAGTCTACACTTTGCGTATCACACGTGCGGAAGGAATGCCAATCTCAGTTGACGTTTACCGCGTGAATGAAAGCGACGTGGTGAGGCGTCCGTTCAAAGCCCGCAAGAAAAAGGTTGCAAACGGCGTTGGTGCTGGTACAGTGACCGGCGATCAATCGGCGGCGCTTGCGGCTTAAGTCCTTTCCCAAGCCCTCTAGCAGCCTAGCGCCAGCCCTACGCAAGAGCCCCTGAGAACACCACTCAGGGGCTCTTGACGTTTTAAGCAAACGGGTGTAGTGTGTGAAATCGCCAGGGAAAGGCACAAATCACATGAATACCAAACCAATTAATACGGAAAAATCACGCGAAGGTGATTTACCTTGGGTATATTCTAAAACCTTCACAGGGTTGGTAACGCCTAATTACGTGTATGCGATACAAGATAATCAAACACCTAAAAGAATGATAGCGTATTGTTTAACAGAAGATATAGCCAAATTAATAACTAAAGCCTGCAATAATATGACGTATAAAAATGATTAACAGGCAAAAACCATCGGGTGAATTGCTTAACGGTTTGCCGTGGTCAATCATCAAATTTGCAAAAATTCACGTATTAGGAGATACAACGTATAACTATAAAATAGTAAGTTCAGATAATAGGTGTATTGGAATTATATATTCAGAAAGTGCAGCACAATTAATAATTGATACCTTTAACAAATTAGGAGAGAAATCATGAAATTCACCTTGCAAATGATAACTAATAAACAATTAGTGATTGATGAGTCGGAACACGAATGCGCTAAATTTACCGGCGCAAACGCGATAGAGATTTCTGCGCAAGTAGCAGAAAAACAAGCGAAATTGTGGTTGAAAGAGCATTTCCATAAACAACTAGATGAAAGTGTAATTTCATTTCAAGCTCGTAGCGGGATGCGTGAAATACCTTTAACTGATACGTGGCAAGAAGCATTCGACGATTACATAGAAGAGACGTTTGGAATGTATATCCAAATGAGTGCTAATTTTATGTCAAAATACATAGATAATTCACAATTGGATAAACCGGATAAGCGCAATGAGTGCGCTAACGGCTTTGCTGACGATATATGGAACCAGTTAACGCTTCGGGTCACACACAACGGAACTGAACACGAAGTTGAAAGACTTTCATCGGCTAAAATTTTATCTGCAATAGGCATTGTAGAAAAAGATTTAGCTATCAATACTCCATTAGAAACACCTCAAATACAGGAGACAAAACCAATGCGTACACTTGAAGAGTGCATGAATGATATTAACGCTAAATGGGGCAAAGACCAAATGGCGGTAGCTGTGCTTCAGGGAAGTTTTGACTTGACCATGGATGACGACATAGACATGGTTAAGTTAGGCGTCGGGCAATTGGGTTTGCCAGACAGCGATGTTGATGTTTTCATTATGGCTAAAAACAACGGCGTGACAAAACACGTGCTTGGACATTGGCTTAACGGCGCACCTTATAGTGCGAAAGAAATTAAGGAGAGCACAGACGGGGGCGCTAACGTAGATAAAGAAGAGAAATTGCTGACAATATCGCTTGATGACTTAATGGGTGGTATTATTTCTCAGAGTATTTCTGAGGCTTTGGTTTCTGCGCTCCCTAAGAAAACCCGTCAGCCTAAAGCAAGTGCGACAACTAACGGCGTAGTGCCCGCAGAGGCGCTTCTTTTGATGCGTAACGCAATCGCGCTAAAAGCCGACGAGTTTGCGGTTAACCTTGGAATATCCAAGGCATCATGGGATAATTACTGCAAAGGAAAGAGCCTATTTGCAGTGGACGCAAACCAGAAAAAACTTTTAGTGGACACTCTCACACAAAGACGTGCCGAGATTGACAAATCGTTGGAAATGATAAATAAGGTAATAGTGTGATGAGCAGAGAACAGGATGCTGCAATTGCCGAAGCGAAAGGGTGGCGGGTAAGCCGCGATCCGTGGTGGAACTGGCATCACTCAGATGATCCGCCCGGCTTCTATTTCGATCCGGAAGGCGATGAATGGTGCATCCGCCGCGATGGCCGGAAAGATATTCCATGCAACGAGGCGCTGCCAAATTTCAGCGTTCATCCTGAGGCTCGCACATAATGACAGAGTATGGGCTACCGCAAAACACAAAGTCGCTACCACAATTCGACACTATAGGCGCTCACGTTAAAGTGGCGTACAAACTAACGCAAAGCGGAGTGAAATGTTACCATTGTTGGGTGTGTGACCAAGAATGGTCAAGTGCCGTACCTGAAACGTGCCCGGTGAAAGACTGGAGTGAGGTACATGGAGATAACCGATGAGTAATATAATAGGAAAACACCACGACGTTATTGTTACTCCTAATGATTTCTATTCGTGTCTGCTATGTAGTAAAACTTGGAGACAAGTCGAAAGAGCCCCTTTGGAGTGTGTGAAACAAGAGACAAACAATGAGACCGCAGATACAAAAGTACCTAAAGCACTATATGCGTCCCCGAAAGAATGGCAATTCCTTGCCGCCGCAACCGCTTTACGGGACGCATACAGAGCAAAAAATAACTCATATAAAGAATATCAAAAACACGAAGAAGGAATTAAACAATACGAATACGAATATAACGAGAGACAACACATATTTTTTGAAAAGGACTTGTGAACGTTTAGGATTAACACCTAAACAAGTTGCAGATGACATAGGGTGTAAAGTTGAAGATTTAGAGTTAATATTAAAAGGTTCGCGTTTAATGGTGGCGGCTACAAATGAAGATGAAATATGGTTAATGCTATATAATTTTTGCAATGAAAAAATAGGTGTATTACTTGGGATAAGAGAAGAATTACAACGTAAAGCTTCACTAGAACGTAAAAGAAATCTAAGAAACAGGGAAAGGATTACAAGAACATGAACGATAACAAAACTCTTAACGGTTTTCATTTTCACAAGAAATCAGCACGTATGCGTCAATATGTGACATTCCCGTTACCGCCAGATTACAATGAGTGGCCTAATAATATATTTGATGAAATACTAAAAAGCCATGAAAAATTAGTTAAACACACCAATAAGCCTTATGAGATAGAAAGCTGTATATGCGTTCAAGACCTTGATGGAAAATGGTACGTTGAATGTATAGCGGCGTATGTAGTGGAAAAAGAAATAAGAGGAAAAAGGCAATGATAACTGCTATAGCAACAACGGCGTTAATCGTTTTTGTGTTTAGTTTTATGGCATTAATTTTTATATTTTATGTTTTATTTAGTGATGGCACACTATAATGTATGTAATAGGCATTGATCCTGGTTTGACTGGAGCTATAGCGTGCTTACATAGTGATGACACTTTGACTATTGAGGACATGCCGGTGTGGTCAATGATGATTAATAAGCACACAAAAATGCGTGTTGATCCTGTAGGACTAAGAAATATGTTCGAAATGCACAAAGCCTGTGGGTGTAGCTTGGTTTTAATGGAACAAGTAGGGGGTAGACCTAAGCAAGGCGCATCCGGCGGGTTTGTACTTGGCTACAGTGTGGGGCTGGTTTACCAAACGTGTGTAATGCTCAGAATACCCATTGAAACTGTAGTTCCGCAAGTCTGGAAACGTATAATGAATGTAAAGGGTAAAAAAGTAGCGACTGAAACTGGTACTTTCAAAGATACAAGAGCGGCAGATCACGCTATTATTGCTCGTGCAGATGAAGTATTTCCTAATTATAGTAATTTCTTTAGAGGTTCAAAAGGAGGTCTAAAAGTAGACCGTGCCGAAGCTGCACTTTTAGCTAAGTATTGTAGGGATTATGCGTTAATGAATGCTGGAAAAAACAAGTTGACAGATACAGAATATCTGCTAGCCTACGACATGCGCAAATCAGCGTAAAATCAAACGGGAAAGGGCTTGAAAATGTATCACTACACAATGTCAGAAGAAAAAATAATCGAAATAGCTAAAAAACAAAACGGTGAGTTCTCAACTGCCGATCAATGGAGAGATAGTCGAGTATTAAAAGTTTGTCAAAAACTGGTTGAAAAAGGCAAATTGTGGTATCAAGGTAAGGAAAGCTGGTATCACGTATTCTTTTTGATTAATGGTGACTGACATGGAAAAAGAACAAACAACAAAAGTAGAATTAACGCACGATGAATTGGGTGTAATTCGCGCCAACATTGACATGCTAATGGAAAGTATAGCTTTGCAAACAGTTACAGCGGCTTTATCGAGAAATATAGAAACATTAAAGAAAATAGCCGAAATTGCAGGGTTATGCGCTTCCATAATGCAGAAAATAAATACCCCTCACGATTTAATTTGTCCTAATAAACACATACGGCACTAACAATGACGTTAAACATATTTCAGTATCAACACGACGCTGCAATGCTAATGTCGCAGCGAACAAGATTCGGACTTCATGATGAAATGGGCATTGGCAAAACCGCTACTTGTATTCGCGCCCTTGATATACTTGGCGCTACCCATGGTATAGTGATAGCTCCGGCGATAGGCCGGGCGCATTGGTTGGCAGAATTTAGAAAATTCTCTCAACGCGATTTGTCTATAATCAAAGGTGAAAACATTAATGATTTTCAACTTTGGCGTAGAAGAGGGTTCGGAATACTTATCACCTCATATGAGTTAGCGACAAAATGGAGTCAGACAATACAGAATGATGGTATATTTATGCACTTTGTTATTTTTGATGAAGGTCATTATTTGAAAAATTCCAACACTAAACGAGTTAGAGAACTTCTAGGAGACAATCACGATTGCAGCACCGGCATAGCTATGTTAGCATCAAAAATATATCACGTAACTGGTACGCCTATGTTTAATGATCCATTAGATATTTACACGTTTTTACGAATAGTTAAAGCGACCGCATTGAATAAACACTTATTTATTAAGAGATATTTTAATGAGTCATTTAGTAGGTTTAGTATAAAAGCTGATCCAAAACCAGAAATGATTGATGAATTAAGAAACCTAATATTTAGTAACTCAATACGGCGTACTAAGAAAGAAGTCGGTTTACAATTACCGCTTATATTTTTGACAGAAACAGAAATAGATGGTGACACTAAAGCTGTTGAGACCATGCTTAAGAGCCATCCCGGTTTAGATAGAGCCATAATAGAGGCTCTAGATATGGGAGGATTGTCATTTTTAGATAGTCAGCATGTTGCGACACTTAGAAGATTGATAGGTGAAGCAAAAGCAATACCTTATGCGCAGCTATTGGTTGACGAGTTAAAATTTAATCCAGAAAAAAGAGTGGTCTTTGGGGTACACGTGCAAGCCTTAATCCAATTAAGAGATTATTTATTTAATTGCGGTATAAATGCGGTTTTAGTCAATGGCAGTTCATCCGATAGAGAAAAACAAGCTTCGGTTTATGAATTTCAAACAAACGATAATTGTTTAGTGTTTATAGGTAACATACGCGCTGCTGGTACAGTTATAGACCTAACAGCCGCTTGTGAAATAGACGTAATGGAGAGTGATTGGACTCCCGGCGGTAATGCACAAGCTATAATGCGAGTTCACAGAGTAGGTCAAACTCGCAACGTAAGAGCAAGATTTGTCTCTTTAGCTAAGAGTTTTGATACAGTTGTAACTAATATTGTTGCGGCAAAAACCGCAGCAATCGCACAGATAGACGTTACGGCGATGAACGCCATACCGCCTATAAAACCCTAATAGGAAAGAGAGAAAGGAACTAAAATGAAATACACTTTTGCGACGGACGACATTGCGGTTGCAAGGCGCATCATGAACGCGATGGACGACGACAGCGGTGCTGCCGTCGCCATTTACCAGCCGCAGATGCAGCTTCAGCCGCTTCAGCCGCATCCGCCTCAGCCTCAGCCTCAGCTTCAGCCCGCGCAGATGCAGCCTCAGCCGCATCCGCCTCAGCCTCAGCCTCAGCTTCATCCCGCGCAGATGCAGCAAGCGTCTTATACGCCTGCACAAGTCATGAGTGAACTGCAAAAGTGGATGGGGCGCACAGGTAAAGGCCCGGAAGGCGCGCTACAAGAAATGCGGAACGTTGGAGTGCCAGCCGGTAGCAATGGTATTCCTAATATGCAACAGGCCAATCCTCAACAGTTGGCGCAGTTGTTTCAGATTTTCTCGCAGTAAGGAACAAATACACCATGTCACACGCGATCCGGCAACATGCTCGCTATTCGGCTTCGTCCACTCATAGGTGGATGAAATGTCCTGGCAGCATTCAATTGTCGGGTCGCGGACCTGCTCAGATAGAAAGTAAATATGCACTGGAGGGAACAAAAGCGCATGAAATGCTAGAAGAAAAACTAAGACAATATATAAGTATCGGGAAGTATTTTTACACTAATGATAACGACAATAAAGACATGGCAGACAGTGTTAGTGAATGTATAAGTTACGTGAAGAATATTCTTGATAACTTTCCTGGCGCTCAGATATACATTGAGCAAGAACTAAAAATGAGAGATTTCTTGTTTGATTTTGGCGGTACTGTAGATATATTAATATACGAACCAACTATGGGCATTTTATGGGTTATAGACTTTAAGTATGGCGCTGGAGAAGTAGTTGAAATAACAAACAACACTCAAATAAAAAGCTACGCGCTTTTAGCTATTAATAACTTGAAGCTAAACCCCTTGATGATAATTGGAGTGATAATTCAACCGCGCGCTTTTCACGAAGAAGGGCGTATTAGAGAAACTACATGGTCTTACGAAGATGTTAATTCTTTCTTTTTGGAAATAAATAAGAGCATACAAAAATGCGAAAAGCCTGACGCGCCTCTGATACCAGGGCAGTCTCAATGCCGATGGTGCCCGGCAAAATCAATTTGCCCGGCAGTGGAAGCGAAAGCTTTATCAGTGGTGGCAGACACTTTTAAGGATATAAAACAAGTCACTTCTTTGGCGCTTCCAGACGTTAAGAGTTTACCGCTTGATAGGATAGCGTATGTGTTAAGCGCTGCTCCTTTATTGACTGATTGGCTAAAAGAAATAGAGGAAATAGCTTTAAGCTACGCGCGTGAAGGAATAGAAATACCGGGGCATAAACTGGTACACGCATGGGGAAGACGAAAATGGTTTGGCCGCGATGATGAATTAGCGGCAACGCTAATGCGATTATTGGAAGTTGACATAGATCAAGTGGCTCCAAGAGCATTAATTACTATAACAGCAGCGGAAACGGAATTGAAAAGAAAATTCAAGTCTCAAAATGTAGGCGGCAGCGCAAAAGCTGCCGCGTCAGCCGCAACACAAACTATTTCTGCTATGTGCCTAAAAGAGCCTAGCACTAGCACTACGCTGGTTCCAATTTCAGATAGCAGAGAACCTGTCAGACCTAATTCAGCATTTGACAGTGTGAGAATTTTACCGGCAGAGAAAATAACAGATAAATACTAAGATGAAATAGCCGGTACGTCTTAGTGTTAGAGCAAAGAAGCAACAGGAGAAGTAAAATGCCCCAGACAACGATAATGAAAAACAGTGCAGTAGGCGATCAATGGATTGCTGAAATGTGCAGACTAAATCCGATGAAGAAACTGGACAGTGGCGCTATTCTCACAGGCCCGGTAAGGCTTAGTTTCACAGATGCGGTTTTTGAAGCTAAACCGCAGATGAAAGGTAAAGCTGAAAGTGGAATTAAGTACCAAGTGAGTCTACTATTTCCGCCTCAATCAGTACAAAGCCTACAAATATTATGGGATGAATATTTCCGAATTTGCAAAGAAGAATTTAGCAGTTCATACGTATCTTCTTCGAATAGCTACGTAGGACTTGACGAAAGCGTCATCGACCAAGGTAAGAAAGCTAATCTTGATGGTTACACGCCGGGATGTTGGTACACTAAAGTCAGTGCAAATCCTGAATATAAACCGGCAGTGGTGGATAGCATGTGTAACCCGATCACTGACAGAGGAAGGGTTTATCCCGGTGCTTGGGCAATTGCAGCAATCAACCCTTATGCCTCTGGAAAAAATACGCCGCGCAAAGGCCCTAGGTTTGGGTTTGGGGCGTTGATGATGGTTGGCGACGATACCAGACTTGGGGGCGGTGGCGTGGACGCGCAGACGGCCTTCAAGGACGTTAACGTGCAAGCACCTATGGCGGCGACTGCGGCCTTTGGGCAGGCTCTCCAGGCCCCTCAGCCGGGGCAGCAAATGGGCGCTGGCGGCGGGCAGGCGGCGATCAACACCATCTATGGGCAGTCTCCCGACCAACAGGCTCTTGCTCCCGCACTGACGCCAGCCCAACAGTGGGCAAAAGATAACGGCGTACCCTTTTAACGATTAAGTGCTTAACCGGCGCGTCAACAACGTGCCGGTTAAATTAAGGATAAACATAGTGTTACGCTTACATATGGATTTCGAAACCCGCAGCACAGTGGACCTGAGAAAAACAGGTTTATATCGCTATGCAGAAGACGAAACTACAAGCGTATGGGGATTTAGTTATTCATGGGGGGATGGCAAAATATATGATTGGGAGTTCGGGGATTTTTTCCCTTTAGGTGTTATAAACCACATAATAGATAAAAGAATGGTGACTGGGCACAACGTTACTTTTGAGCGTATTATATGGAATAAAGTATTAAGAAGATACAATGATTTACCACAAATGACAATAGAACAAACAGATTGCACTATGGCAAGAGCTTACGCGGTGGCACTTCCGGGAGATTTAGATAGTTTGAGTACAGTATTAAATCTAAAAGAGAAAAAAGACCGTGAAGGTCATAACTTAATGCTAAAAATGTCTAAGCCGAAAAAAATAGAAAGTGACGGCACTATAATTTGGCATACAGATAAGGAAATGATCGAAAGACTGGCAGCGTACAGAGCACAAGACGTTAGAGCCGAAATAGAACTAGATAAAGTATTGCCGCCTTTAACGGAAAAAGAAAAAGAACTTTGGATTTTAGATCAACAAATAAACGATAGGGGGGTTTTATTTGATATACCATTAGCCATGGCAGCGGCAGATGTTGCAATTGTGGCAAAGCGAGATGTAGATAGAAGGGTGTTACGATTAACAAAAGGAGAAGTTAAAAAAGTAAGTGAAGTAAGCAAATTAGTTGACTGGTTAAATTCAAAAGGTATAGAGACAGAAAAAATAAGAAAAGGCGATCAAATAGACTTGATGTTAATCGCCGATTTGTTTGGCGATCAAGACGCTCACAGTGCGATTGAACTAAGACGCGAAGGTTCTAAAACCAGCACAGCTAAATACGCTCGTATGCAAGCGTGTGCTTGCGAAGATAACCGCATAAGAGGAATGTTACAGTATCACGGCGCTTCAACAGGGCGTTGGGGCGGGAGATTAGTCCAGCCGCAGAATTTCCCGCGCGTGGATGCTGAACGCGATGGCGCTACGGTTGAATTAACTGTTATGGCGTTATCCCAGACACTACCAGCGGTTAAACAAGATGAATTAATAAATATAGCTACTGGGGCTAGTTTACCAGCTTTATCTAAATCCCTTAGGGGAATGATTATAGCTAAACCCGGTAAAAGACTACTAGGTGGGGATTTTTCAAACATAGAAGGAAGAATTAACACTTGGATAGCTGGAGAAGCGTGGAAAAATACAGCTTTTAGAGATTACGATAAAGGTGTTGGCCCTGATTTATATAAATTAGCTTACGCTAAATCGTTTGGCGTAAGTGTAGATAGCGTGACTAAATCTCAAAGACAGATAGGTAAGGTACAAGAGTTAGCGTTAGGTTATCAAGGTGGCGTAGGTGCCTTTTTGACAATGACTCAAACATATGAAATGAAAATAGCCCCTATAGTAGAGGCCGTGAGGAAAGCCACTACGTCGGATGAATGGGAAGCAATGCGTAAGCGTTATGAAAAAGCAGTTGACAAAAAAGGATTATTTATAGATCACTGGATAGCGTTAAAAATAGTGGTAACTAACTGGCGTAAAGCGCATCCTAATATAGTGCAAGGATGGTGGGATTTGCAAGATGCCGCTTTACTGGCAGTAGATAGCCCCGGAAACGTATATCAATTATTTAATAACAGAGTTTCGTATTTATGCGCTAATGGTTGGCTATATTGTAGATTGCCATCTGGTAGGTGTTTACATTATTGCAATCCAAGCATAAAAGAAGAAATAGTTACGCTTGTAAATAAAGAAGGTGAAGAATACGAGAGAGTTCAAAGACAAGTAAGATTTTACGGTGTTGACAGTGTGACAAAGCAATGGACCGCGCAACATTTATACGGCGGGTCACAGTGCGAGAATGTAGTGTCTGGCACAGCAAGATGCTTTCTTGACCACGCCATGAAAAGATTAGATAAAAGAGGGTATCCAATCATTTTAACTATACATGATGAAATATTAAGCGAAGCGCCGTTAGGCTTTGGTTCGGAAGAGGAGTTTAATAACATCATGTCAGAACCGCCTTGGTTTGCTCTAGATATGCCGTTGACAGTGAAAACTTTTGAAGATGTTAGATACAGCAAGTGAGTCGCTTTCAAAAAGCACTGGAATTGGCGAAACGCGGTTTTCGCGTATTTCCACTTAATGGGAAATACCCAGCTATTAACGCTTTTGAAAGTGAAGCTACAACAGACGAAAATAAGATATATTCATGGTGGCATACGACTAATGGATTAGAGTTACAAAATAATATAGGTATATGCACAACCAATATGGTTGTGTTTGATGTTGACGTTAAACGCAATCAAGGGGGAGAACTAAGCTATGAAATAGTCGGGGGAGTTCACGATACTTTCACTGTTAAAACTCCTTCTGGTGGCAAGCATTTCTATTTCAATGGTCCTGATAGCATTGGCAACATAGGTATTATGCCGGGCTTAGACGTTCGTTCTCACCATAATTATGTAGTTGCGCCTGGGTCATACATAAATGGCGAGTATACTATACTAAAAGATGTGAAACTGACGACATTACCGAAACATTTGTTGTCTTTATTGAAACCTCCTAAAATTAGAAAAATCACTGAATTAGACATAACTTTAGATACTCCTACGGCAATAGCGAACGCGCTAGAATGGTTAAAAACCGCACCTATTGCAGTGGAAGGTAAAGGCGGGGACATAAGAACTTACGAAACTGCATGTATGCTGACACGTAATTATGGTTTATCAGTTACTATGGCTTTTGGGATAATGTGGGATTTTTATAACCCTAGATGTATTCCCCCGTGGAACAGCGACGAACTTTTTAAGAAAATAGAGAACGCATCTGAATATGGTAAAAACACTTTAGGTACAGCGCAACCTGAATTGCAATTTAACGGTACAACTATAATACCGCCAATAAGAGAAAATCCCTATAAGTTTGGAGTATACAAAGGCAACACGGTGAGAGCTATGGACATTAAAGAGAGACCTTGGATAGTTAATAACTTCTTAATGAAAGAGAAACCAACTATAATAACTGCGGCGGGCGCGGCGGGAAAATCCTCGCTTACTTTAAGCATGGTTGCGCATTTTGCCATTGGCAGAGATTTTGGACCATACAAATTGAAAAGGCAAGGCGCTCCGATAGCGTGTGCAGTATATAATTCAGAGGACGACGCAGATGAACAAACAAGAAGATTACTGGCAGTATGTCAAGCTTATGAATTAGATTATGATATGGTGAGAAGCAATATAATAATTATTTCTCGCAAACATAAAAAATTACGCTTGGCCCACGCACAGCATGGCGCTGTGACAATGAACATAGAAGATGTGCAGTTTATAGTTGATGTGATAAAGAATAATGGAATAGAGATATTTTCATTTGATCCGTTAGTATCTTTACATAACTGTAATGAGAACGATAACGGCCAAATGGCCGAAGTAATGGAAATAATACTAAATATAGGTGAAGCTACGGGATGTGCAACTTTATTGATGCACCACACACCTAAATATGCTGGCAGAGGTGATAAAGGCGATCCTAACGCTTCGCGCGGTGCCGGGGCCATCATAACCAGCACAAGAATTGCAATAAATATAACAACATGCGACAAAGAGGAAATGCAGAAATTCGGGTTAACTGAGACTGAAAGACTGCAACACGTTCGCGTTGACGACGCAAAAGGAAATTACACGGACACAAAAGCTAATCGCGCCCTAATGTGGTTAAAGTGGCAAACTCAGATGCTTATGACAGGAGATACTGTAGGCGTGTTAGTGCCAACTGAGATGGCTAATAAATCAAAAGACGATAAAGTCGCACTCATTCAAAACGTATATAACGTAATGGTGCAGCAAGGTAGTGCTTCTATCTCTCTAGCTACTGCCGTCAAAGGATTGCAAGTTTACGATCCTATTTACGAGAAAATGCACGTTAACACTCTAAGAGAACATATATCTAAAGCACTATTTAACAAAGTTCAAATTGGTAAAGAATACATACATTGCACCCGCACAACAGATAAAAGCGGTAAAGACATTGTATTGATTAAAATAACCACGGAATAATTTTAATCGAGCTTAAACTATTAAAATAATAAGGTCGTAATTTTAATTGGTCAATAATGTTAAAAGAGCAGAAAACATGAACGAGATCGCTGGATACGCTATCGCCGCTATTTTGGTAGTGGTAATGGTGGCGTGGTTTATACACGGTAAATCGGCGTGGTGGAACCAATAACCGGCGAGGCCCGCCGCCATGCTTGACGCCGCTGAACGTGCGATCATCTTCGCCAGCGCGATGATTGAGGCTGCGATAATCGTGGCGGCGGGCCTCGCCTATGCCGGGCTTGTCCTCTGGATCGCGGCGCAAGTGCTGCGGTAATGAGACTAGCTGCCCGTCAGACTGAACACCGCCAGCACAAAGCCGCAGAACGCCGTCCAAACCAGCGCACCGCGCCATAGACTGTGTGGCGGATGAAATCTCACCACGGCAACAGCCAATCGACAAGGACGCAACCCGCCGTGAGTGAAAAAATACAAGCGCCAGTTATCAACGTGAGATCGACGACAGTATTCACGGCGCGCCCCAGGCCATCATCAAGAACCGGAGCAGACTGAGATAGTCGAAATACCACATGAACGTCAATTCGAGCGCCAAGACAGCCAAGATAGCCAAGAGCGCTATATACACTTTCACTTTACAATTTTCCCATTAGCATTAATAGTATTATAACTAGCAAAATTAATCCTACACCGCCGCTAGGCCAGTGCCCCCCAATTTGTTGAATACCCCCAGTTTGGCGAAACAATCGCAAACAATACAATGAGTATGATTATAACACTTGTGTTGCTCATGATGTTTTTTCTATCACAGTGGTTACAGCAAGAGCGCCTTGCGCCAGTGTCGCAGCCTCTAGTTTTCCCCTAACGCGCTCTTCGTCCACACCTCTTGAATATGCAGCCGTTTCGGTTGCGACCACTAATGCGTCTTTCATTGAGTTGGTATTCTTCTCTGTGCGACGTGCATACACAAGCGTAATAAAAGCAAACACGCCTGTAATCATGTTAGTTATTGCAACCCCAAAAAGAAGATAATTGTCTATCACGATTAACTACGCTCCTAGCGGTTTGCGAGAAATCCAACGGCCCCAAAGAGTGAATAATCCACCTATAACTGTACCAGCCGCAAGGAGAATTGAAGTCAGTTGATCGGCATTGAGAATATTTGATTGTACGCCAATCAAACCTAGAAGCGGAACTAATATCGACACAATAGCGCCGATGGTCACACGCGATTGATACCAGGGCTCTATGTTGGTGACGTGCGCGATTGTTGCAGTAACTTCGTGTTGAGCATCAATAATCTTGTCATTTACCGCTGCCGTTACAGCAGCGATGATTTTTGGAGCGTCTTTCTTCTCTAGGGAATTACTGGAACTATCTGCCGCTTTGTCTATTACAGCTTTAACCAGCGTTCCTGCATCAATTATATTACCTATGTTGATACGCGCCATGGTTCATTTCCTTTCAAGTTGGTTTATTACCTAGAGCAGCAAGACGTGCTTGCAACACCGTTATGTCTGCGGCTAAAGATTGTACTGTGTCGGCATTCTTTTCAGTCATGCGGCTTTCATACGAAGGCGATCCACCAGCTTGCAGAAATTTCATGTAACCTTTGAACTGGAGTTCGCGATCATCTTGCGGAAATTCTTTTCCTCCTGGAGTCCTTATAACTGTACCGTTCGCGGTTTCGATCAACGTGTATCTATCTGTCATGTCAATACTCCGTTTCATTGTAGTATGTTATAATGTCGATACCAACAGCAAGCGCTGTTGCGCCATTGTTGCGCCAGAACTGCGGAGCGACAAACGTAGTTGAAGTTATGAGGTCTGTACTCACCACACCGCTCGCCACCGCGCCGGATATGGCATTCGTCACCCGGTAGTTGATCGCCGCCGCGTTTGGTGCGGCATAGAGTTCCAACTCATACAGATCGGCGGACAATGTGTTGGCCGGGAAGCTCGCGCCCAGCGCGATTGAAGTCGCGACCCCCGCGCCGTCGTTGTGCATCAACGAGAGGTTCGCCGCGCCGTTGTCGCAGGCCAGCGCGATGAAATCCAGAAGCGTTGAAGGGTTGACGTTGCCGATCACCGCCCCGGTGGCGAACAGCCCCATGGCCCATCGCGCATCGGCCACGGCGGCGGCGTCCGAAACCGCCGCCCGCATGACCAGATGAAATCCGCCGAGCCCCGCCGCGTTGCCGCGCCAATACATGACGGCGTTGTGGGGCAGGAGGCCGCAGCTCGATCCCGCGCCCGCCGCCGACACATAAGCGATGCGGCGCAACGAAGTCAGGAGATTTGTCGTGGCCGGGCTGCGTCCCGTCGCCGTGCCGGTCGCCACCACAGTACCGGCGCCGTCGTGCGTGAGGGTCACACCGCCGCCGCCGGAAGGGTTAGTGCGCGCCACGCGGCGACTGCCAAGGAACGGCTGGAGCCTAGACAGCCCGCCAGCATTCGAACGAAACCCTGGAAGAGGTCTACCTACGCGGTCCACGGCGAACAGTGCCACACTGGCGGCTGGAGACACCGCAGGGGCCGCGACGGCGGGAAGCAAAAGCTCGCCGGTGTCCGGCAACAGCAAGGTGCTATTCTGGATAATCTCGCCGGTTGGCCCGTTGAACCGCGCAACAGCATTGTCGGTCGCGCTCGCCGGGCCTATAACTGCTCCTGCATCGCTTAATACGTCTTCAACAACATGCCAATCCATGTCGTTTAGAAATATTTTGCGCTGAGTGCTATCAGATGGTGGCGGAACGTTGCCAGCGGACGAAACTTCCAGTATGTTTGTTAACGTTCTTTTGTCTGGTATAGACGCTACCTGCAAACTACCAAACCGGCTATAAGGCCAGATAGTTAACCGCTGTAACCATTGATCCGTGATGTTCGCCGGGCTTGACACAATGTCGTGCATCGAGAGATAGCGAAGTTTTTTTAGCTGAGCGGCTATTGGAGCGTCAGTAGCTTCCAATACCGCATTACGTTCTAGCGAACCATTCATGGCTGCTGCATAAGTGTTTGTCGAGAAATCCCATGTTGAAACTTGAATGTTAGTTATATTTTTTTGAACTTTAACGTCATTAATACCTATAGTGCGCGGATCGTCATGAGGATCAACACCCTCGCCTGTATCGTCTGCCGGTCCAGCGCCGTCATAATAAAATACAGTAAAGCCCGACTGCCCATCTACATCGGTAGGCAGTTCTTTGTCCGTCTGCGCGTTCCACGTTATGCGATTTGCAACATAGAAAGTTCCGTCGCCAACGGGGAGCAATACATCATCGTCAATTTGGCCGAATGTCGGTGCTGCAAAAAGCTGTGTCGGCCCCAAGAACTGCCATCGGAATGTCGCTCTCGAAATGTCAGGAACAATATCAGAGACTAAACCAGGGAATGTAGCGCGCTCGATAGCGCGATTTAGCGCCGGACCAGACGTGGTATGAACGGGAGAAGTTGAATACGCTCCCGGCTCAACCATCACCATGTCGATTATAACTGAGTCTCCTAACGTTTCTCCCCAAATTTCTAACGTTGCATTTTCTATCTCAGTCCAGCCGCAGTTGACGCGCGAAAACCCATTATCGTCAAATTTCAAAACAACTGGCGTGTCAATAGGATTAGCTCGCAAAGTTATAGCGCCTACGCCACTAACACGTTTAATAGATAGCGCTGACGCCATACGTTGCTCGGCGTTAGTTACCGATTGAATTAGTGTACCCCCATTAGCCGTAAAGGTTACAAGGCAGCAAGCATTTTCCTCACCGTCATGACCGATTTGATCCATATTTGAGACAATAACGTTGTTTCGTTGCCATCCCGCAGAAATAATTGCAGAAATACTTGTATTAATAAGAGAGGTCAATCCTCTGACTGTCCAACCGGCCTGCACTGTGCCACTAAATTCCCGCGTCGCCAGATTGCCCTCTTTAGACGCCGATAAAACATATATCGCCGTACCCATGACGGTTACACCGTTACGAATTTCCAAGTTTTCACCATCAATGAAACCTGTTATGACGGCATTGAGAGTATATTGTATTGCCAAATTGCGACTGTGCTTAATGTAATTATATCTGATAGGTTCTAGTAATAGCCCTCTATGATCCCAAGTTGGTATATTTACACCAAGCGTTTCAACTATTCTCGTAAGAGGATTAACATAAGTCTTCGTGCCAGCGCGAATAAAATCTAACGCTTCATCTACAGATACCATATCTCCATTCAGGAAGAATTTTCGTGCGACAAAATCAAAATCCGCTGTCGATCCTTCTAGCACCGACTCCGGTATAGTCACTTCATTAGGTGGAATTATATATCCTTCTAATGTGGTAATTCTATCCTTAAGTTCTTGTAGCTTTAATTCTTTTTTGTCAAATTCTCTTTCAATTTTGTTTTTATGAAAACCATCAGTTTGTTGAAAATCAGAAATGAAATCACTTTCACGTCTTATAAATAAGACGTTACCTAAGTCATTTGCTATTATTTTAGATATTAATGGGGCGGCAGGAACTATTTGAAATACATAACCGTCATCAGGCTGTAAAACTACAGTATAATCTACATTTAGAGTGGCTACTAATCTGTTGCTGCCGTAGTAAACAGTTACTTCATCTTCATCAAAAAGCATTACGCTGACATCTATAGGTATGTCAACCACTACATTTAGAAATTTCAATTCAACGTTTGTTATTGATACCGACATTTTATTACCTCGTTAGCATTTCAGTAATTGGTTTCTCACCGGGTTTGAGATAGTAATCATTACCGAAATTCTTACGCTGATTACGTAGTCTGGCGCGTCGTTTACGCTCTGTCTGCGGATCGACCATTTCCTGGAGGCGATCAAAAATTTCACGCTCTAATACCATGCGAGCCCACCAAAGGCTAGAGCCTGGCGCATAGCGTCTGGAAAATTCTACCAATTGGGCAGGTATGTTTTTCTTGTAGTCTTGCTGCTTTTCAGACGCTTCAACCCAAGCATAGCCGTTGCCCATGGTCATTCTGAGTATGTCTGACGCAAGTGTACCCATTGGCCCTGCCAAATAACTGTCTGGACCACGCCCGTATTCGTTTGTACCCGAATAAATAAAATCTCCCCAAACACTAAATCCCCCTCCAGCTATAAGTGACTTTATAATGAATTTAGGATTGTCCATCGGTAAAGGTGTTCGGCCTTTACTTAGTTCCCGTAGCTGAGTGCTTATAGAGCCTACAGCGAACATTCCCAAACCCAACGCGGCAGCAAATTTTAACCTACCTAGACTCGACTCTTCGCTTAAAAATAACCTAGCGTTAATCATCGCTATAGTTAACGGGAAGTTCTTATACATGGCGAACGAAGTCAACATGGCTCCGCCCCAAGTATCAGACCTTGTAGTGTCCTTCATTATAACTTGCGCTTCAACGCTTGCTTTTGGGACCATGTAGTTACCTTCGGCCACTAACATGGACTGAAATTTTAGAAATATATCTCTTTCGTTCTTTATGCCGGAACCTAAAATATCCAACGGCCTTAATATCATCGCCCCTCTACCGTTGGCGTCATGTGGTGTTATATTTTGCCTGAAAGCGTTCCAATCGTTTTCGTCAATGCCGTAGCGCCTGTAAACATTAACATCTGGTAAATCCTTAAACGATAATTTCATATTATCATACATGTTTCCCATAGCTTCGAGTCTTGTGGTGTTACGCCCCACTTCTGTTAATCTATTATTAAGCGATAACCTCATTACCATGTCGTTCATTCTTGACGTGATATTGGGCACATGAGTGTTAAATCCCGAAAACCTCTGTGCCGCGTAAATACCGCTTACCAATTGATCGCTGACGAACCCGCTACGGCCTAACACTCCTTGAAATTCTTTAAGGTTTGTCGTTGCAGCTTTAACGTACTGTGTCGTACCCTCTAACAGTTTTTGATGGTTTAACATTCTAACTGCTAAAGTTTGTGCGAAATCTCCCGGCATTGCGATGAACGGGACTGAACCTAACTGTGCCGCCATTAGCGTATGTGCCGTACTGGTAACTGTAGCTCCCAATATACTGTTGGGGTTTCTAGGATTGTGACGTGAAATAACATCAAACATGGCATCGAATTTTTGTAAGTCTTTTTCTAAGTCAACTCTTGCACTTTTTTGCTTAAATTTTTTATCCTTAAAAGCAGGATCATTTTGCGCATCGCCCGCTATCTTCATGGCAATAGCTTTTATATTTTGACGTGTAACTTCTGGAGTGCGCCCAAACACTTGAACCATTGCAGTTTTATGTGCCATACTGTCTATGTGACGCGAAATCACTTCAAACACGTTGCCATCACCGTATTTATTATGTGCGGCTATCCAGCTATCACTGTCTTTGAATATCATAAATCTGTGTTTGTTAAGTTGATTACCTATCGAATGCCCAAAGCCTCTAAATTGTGTTGGGTCTATCTTACTTGCGCCATCTGTAGAGTAAGTGTTATACATAGCCTTCAAAGCATCTTCACGCTCGTTAGCTGTAATTTCACTACCATCGTCGCGTAGCATCTGCTTCCAGTCGGCAAAACTCATGTAATCTTTGACAAATTCGTCTACGTCTGTCAGTGCTACTTTTGTCGCGGATATCGGCTGAGGAAAATAGTTTGTTAACTTTCTTAACGCGCCACCTGCCGCGTTAAAATTATCAACCATTAAATCGTCAAGCTTACTTAGGCTGACTGCAAATTCCTTAGCTGACACATCACCTGTTTGTTTGCCGTGGTATTCATGCACGATATTTTCTAGGTTAGCTTTATTAATCTGTCTCCCTAAAAATCCTTTACCAAAAATGCCTAGATGCTCATTAAGCAGCGCCCAATATTGACCTCTGAATATTTCATGTATCGTGGTGTAAGAGAACTTACCAAAACGTGGGTCTTGCTCGATAGTGGAAATCATGCCGCGCCCAACGCCTTTACCTATACCACGTCCCCAGCCACGGCGTACGGTTAACCCGCTTTTCATGCGTTGGTAGTTATTCCCGTGAACTTCTAACTGTTTAACTATTCCGTCAAACTTAGCTTTAGTTCTGTAAGCTATATCCTGGTAAGTTTCAAGTTGAGCTTTGACTGCCGCTGCAAACGAACCCATTCCTTGCTGTTCGTTGAATGCCATTTTACGCTTAAACGTATTAATGATTTCTTTGCGTTTGATCTCTTTGAAGCCGCGTTTTTTCACAGCATCATTTATGCAGTCTATAAACGACGTTCTCGTATTACCGCCTACTGGTATGATAGACGCCATTATTTAGCTCCCGCTATGTTACAAACTGACAAAGCTGCCATCATCACGTTGTCGTCCTCTAGCTCTTCTAAGTGTTCTCTTAACGTAAATGTATTAGGTTCACCTGTTATTTCATCTGGTATTGTCACACTTTCATCAAGTAAAAATTCATGTTTCACGCCTTCTAAGCGTACTATCTTCTCGCCTGTTTCTTTTTCTGCCGTAAGCAATCTGCCTATTGCATTTCTCCATTTTTCTAATACATCATCTTTAATCTTTACATCTTCTTCTCTGACCATCTGTACGGCTTTTATCGGATCGTCAGCGGGTAACTCTTTACCGCTTGACGTTGTGGTTTTTCTTAGTTCTGGGACTATATCCTGTACGGTACGCGGTGTAAGCGTAGCTGGTTTTGTCTCGTTTAATTTTTGTGAAGCACTCTCGAAAATATCCAACGAGGCACTTTCTTGCGGTGATCCTCTATCACGCTGCTTAGTATAACCGCCCCACTCGCCTTTAGCTCTATTATATGCCCGATCAATAGCTGGTTGTATATTACGAATTTCGTCATCTGTATTTATTAAATTTTTACGCTGATTAATTATTTCCGGTGTATCTCCTTTATTAATTTCAGCGTGTAAAGCAATTCTGTCATTAACTGCTTTATCAAGCGCAGCTTGTATCATTCCTTTATTTTGAGGTCTGGCAATGTCAAGTTTGTTTTGTAAATTATCTATTTTATCTTCTAAATCAAACATACGTTTTTGATTGTCTATTTCTTTTGCGCCGCCTAGAGCTATAAGCATTTCTTTCTGTGTTTGTAATTGGTTGTTTAATTTATCGTGTATTTTAAAACTCTTGGGATCAACGTTACGCGCAAGTATTTCGTCTGTACGCATCACGCTGGAACGATTAACCCCTGAACCGTCTATTAATATCGTATCACGAATTAAAGGATCAAAGCCTTTAGGCATAACCTCGAAAGACCTAGGACCATCGAACCTATTAAGTTCTTTAGCTGCGTGTTCGAAGTCATCAATAAAACCAGCTCTGTCTGCGCGTGAACCGCGGATAGTGTTTCTGACTGCTTGACCTATCCTCAAGTCTCTTGCCGTGGTCTCAGCCGGTGTAAACTCCCGGAAAGTCACTGGCGCTATGGCTGGCCTCGCGTTGGCTGGAATATCAGGCCCTGTGTTGGCAGGCGCGTCCGGGAACCAATGTCTGCGTCCGGCCCTGAAAGCCGCCCCCACGCCCTCTGCTACGCCCTCTGCTACGCCCTGGAAGGCCGCACCGCCGACGCCCGCCACACCTATGTCAAAGAGCGCATCGCCTATTGTGGGATCGCCACCCAACATCCGTTGATTTTCACGCAATCCGGTAACTTGCGCCACTGCTTCGGCAGCGCTTTGCCCTAAAGCCTCAGTGGCGACACGTATTACGACATTCTTGCCAAAGCCACCAAGAGGTAAAGTGACAAACCCTAATGGGTTAGTTCTAGGATCAACACCACCAATCATGCCGCCGATGAAAGAACCTATATATCCGCCCGCTGTGGCGTTTCTTTCATTTAGCTGACGCAGTTCGTCTGAACGTTTCTTAACGTTACCGAACATTTCCGAATATGTTTGTATGCCAGCCTCAGGATATTTAACTTTCAACTTTTGCAAATTTTCATCGCGCCCTTGAAGCAAGCTATCTAGTCTAGTTTGATCTTCCTCAATAATTGCTTTTGCTACGTCTTTATAGTGACCGCTTTCGAGGATACGATATTCATAAGCTAAAGGTCCGGGAATTGTTTTTTCACCCGTAGCCAATAATCGTTGTAGGTTGGCTTGATCTTCTTCAAAGAGCGCGTACTCTACACCGAATTGCGCTTGATAGAGAGTATTAAGATAAAACGAATTTTGTAAATTTTCCAAAAATCCCAAAGGTGCGCCTTTAGTAAGTCTATCACTAGTGATAAACTTAGCTTCTTTGTAAGGTTGTCCATATACAGCCATCAGTCTATATCCGTAAATTCAAGAGTATTTCCATTAACTCTATATATTTTGCCACTAATGGTTATTATAAATTCACCTTGATATTTTTCCATATCTACGTTATTTGCATCTTCAACCACGCGAGGATTGGTGCGATCACCTATTTTACCTTTACCTGTTATGCCAAGCTCTTTCAGTGTAACAGGCAATTCAAGGTTCTTTAATTTAGTCACATTGCGCATAGAGTCGAATAGTTTTTCATATTTCGGGGCTCTTTGTTCAACATCTTCCATAGCGCGGTCATAAGGTGCAGTCAGTTCTTCTTTAACGGTCTTATATATTTTTTTCATCCATGGCGGATATTCACTAAACTCTGATTTTTGAACATTGATGGGTCCAATCATTTCCCCGGCTGCTCTTGCCTTCTTTGTCGCTTCCATGTATTCTTGTACAGTGTGCCCTCCGCCTGTATCTATTGCTCCTTTCCAATTTACATCATCACGTAGATACCTGCTGATTGTATTCAACCATTCAGGAATTTCGCCACCTTTTTTGATTAACTCATCAAGTTGTTTTTGCTCTTCTGGAGTTAATACCAAAGTCGATTTACCCAGTAAAGATTGTACTTTATCCGTACCTATTCCATACTTGAGTTGCAGTTGCTCGTTCGCTTTATCTTCTACTGTTGGTGCTCCTGTATCTATTTCTACTTTATCAGGACGTGCTGCTATTTCATTAATTTTTTGAGCCTCCGCGATAAACACATAAGCTTCTAATCTTTTATCGCTACCTTCACCAACGATAACGCCCAACACGCCATCGTCTCCCATGTAAACTTTATACTGATTACCGCCGATATTTTCGAAACGCCCTTCCCGTGATATATCGTTGGCTGACACAGATGTACCAAAGCTGTCAATCGGCGGCAATTGATCTTTGGAATTGGCTATAATGTCAGCATCTGTCAGTTTTTCAACCGCTATTGGTAAAGTGTTTTCTAATCCTTCCGGTACGACAGTTTCATAACCGTTAACTATAGCCGTATTACCTATCACCGCTTTAAGTGAATTGTTAAAACCCTCTATAGTGATTTCTTTTCCTGGACTAAGTTCTACCGCGTGATCTAACGCAGCTTGGAACAGACTATTTCTGACGGCGGGGTCCATACCGAGCGTTGCAGCGCCTAGACTGTCTGGAGTGTTAAACTGTTGCAGCATTTCTTTTTCTTGTGCTGGGTTCCAGTACGTACTTCCTTCTAAACGTTTTTTATGCCCTTCCAATATCGTTCGCGCTACACTTTCGTCTCTCTCTGCTACGTGTGCGGCCACGCCAATGGAAGTGTTTTTAACGCCCAATTGATCTAATCCCGCGTCTCCCATGCCGGGCGCTTTTTCATCCATACTTTTGACTCTAGTGACAATAGCAAGCTGAGTGTTAGTATCACTATCTTTGAAAGCTTTAATTAAATCCGCCGCTTCCTGCTCTGTGAATGGTTTCATTTCAGAAACAGGAATATTATATCTGTTGGCTACAGATAAACTCTCTACGCCACGTTGCGTATATAAACCCTGTTGCGGTAAATCTGAAATAGGTACACTGTCTGACTTAGCTACGGTCATAGGGTCTTTATCTATTTCTTTTTGTTTTGCGTCTGCTAAATCTTCCATATATTTACTATCTTGAGATTTAACTCGCGATGGTTCTGTCACAAAGTCCAAAGCTATTTTGTCATAAACTTCTTTAACTGTTAGCGCTTTGCCGTTTTTACCATAGAATACGCTTTTGTTATTTGCAGCCGCTTTTGGTAGTATTTCTGCGGCGCTGCGATCTGGATTTTCTTTGTATGCACTAAAGAAAGTATTAGCTCCGCCGTCACCTAAAAAATGCGCCATGTATAATTCAGCATCTTCGGGCGCACGGCCTAAAACCACTGTTAAATATTTAATGTGCTTTGACGCTAATCCCGCCGCTGCATAAGTAGCTATGCTAGGATCACCGCGCATTGCCAATATTTCAGCTTGGCTTTTACCTGTTAAGTCCAATCCCGGTATGCGGTTTATTATATTTTTATCTGCCATCAATTCTAGCCAAGTTTCTTTCTTGAACTGATATGGCCCTATAACACTTATATCGCCGTCTACTGTACCTTTTGTCCAATCTGTCTTTTCAGCCGGTTGACTTATGACCGCGCCGTGATCTCTGTTAATACTATCTGCCGATGTTCCAGCTTTGAAACCACGCTTGACAAGAACGTCCATTACCTCTGGCGAGAGTGTGGACCATCCGCCTTGCCTTGTCGCGGGATTAAAAGACCCCGGAACGTTAGTCCTGAAATCAGCGTGAATGTGAGTGCCGTATTCACCAAAACCCGTAAAACCCGCTGCCGCTAGAGAGTCAACTAATTTACCTTTTTCGGCGCCGGACATTCCTACGGTGCTTACATCTATCGCAGTACCGCGCGTATGATAACTATGTTTAGCGACACTTCTGCGATTGGGATCGCCTCTAAGACGTACAGCTAATTGCTGTCCTTCGCTCCTGTAACCGGAATTAATAGTTAACGGTTTTCCGAATAGCTGCCCGGCCAATGCGGCCGCTCTATACGTTTTAGGCATCATGCCGCTTTTTGTCGGCCTAAACTTTGGATCGACATTGGCGCCACCACGTTTTACGTGAATGCCATATTCACGATCAACCGTTCCGCCTAGGTATGATTTAGGAACTCCAAATACGCGCGAAGCTTCGTCTATTGGTCCTGCTATCTCAGGCGGTAAACCGGGATAACCATCTCCTGTTATGTTATCTGCTCCGTCACGAATAACGCGAGGCGGCTGTTTGCCTAATTTAGTTAATATTTCTTGTTTGCGTTTCATACTGTTGAAACGCGCGTGAGTGATCGGGTTGCTGGATTTATTAACTTGTTGTTCTATCGCGTCAAACTGTTCGGGATCAAGAAGATTGCGCGCTGTTAACTGTGCATCTACGCCTTCAAGCGCTGCCCGCGCATCTTCGTCAGCTTTTGTTCTAAAGAATTTCTTAGCTTGTTCTATATCATTAAGTAGTTGGCGTTTATTTTCAGGAGCAAATTCATTATCCCAATTATGGTCTTTATCTCCTTTTTCAAGATTGGTTTTAATACTATCAAAATCTTCTTCTGTTTTAGCGGAAGCTAATAAAGCCTCAAAACGCGCGAACGCGGCTTTCTGCCGCCATTCTGTTTTCATTTTATTTTTAGAAAGTATATCTAAACCAGGGCGAGCATCTATAATTGCTTCACCGTCTTTAATTGAAGTTTCATATAACGAGCTATCACTGCGAATAGCGTTCTCTAACCCTCTTATGTTCGCATCCGCAACTAGCGTGTCATTAGCTTCACTTTGATTGTATTCGAATGTTTTTTGTGCTTTGCTGTATTCTTCCATTTTGCCTAGCAATTGTGCTCTAACTGCTTGGCGTTCTACGTCATCTTTAATTGGCGCTACGGTTTTTTCTACATAATCTTGAAATTCTTGATATGTTTTCTCTGCCACTCCCGCGCCATCTGCTGGAGCGTCACGCCTATTCCTAAGCGCTATGTCGGCCATATCAATACCGGAACGCGCCGTTATGTTGGCTACGTTAGCGGCGCGTTTACGATTTTGTTCTTGTAAAGCTATATCACCGAATTGATTTGCCGCACGTCCTATTGTGCCTGCTACATCTTGTAGCGCCGCTCCAATGCCAGCGCCAAACTGACTAGGCGTAGCTTGCGTATCCGGCGCACCGATTGATATGCTTTCTTGTGACAGTCTGGTTGGAATTTCACCCACTTTGCAATGCTCCAGATTGCCATAGAGTAGTTCCGGCTTGTGTTGCTCCCGCAAACAAACTGCCCGCTGCGCTTATATAACCAGCTTTACGTGCGCTCTTAGCTTCCATTTTATGAAGTGTTTCTTGATCCGAATAACCCAAAGCTTTTACCTGTCCTCTGTACCTTATTTTTTCAACGTCAAAATTCTGTTCTAAAGCAGTATCTTCCAATACCGCTAATGGTGATCCTTCCAGCGTAAAACCACTACCGGCATAAGCAGTTCTTATTTTAGCTAGATTGCGACGATTTTCATTCTGTTTGTCTACAATCTCACTGTCTGTTTGTTGGAGAACAATAGCGCGGTTACGTTTATCAACTTCGGCGTTATATTCTGCGGCTGCCGCTGTCGCATTGGCTTGTTGCATAGCTCCCATAGCACCCATAACGCCTGAAATAACTGAGCCTATTACCGCTATGGCAGCCACTATTTGTTTATCCTTACGTATCTTACCCCATTCGCACCGTCTGGAAAATATAAATACACATTACCTTCATATTCAAAGCCTAACAATCTTGCAAGACGCATACTGCAATGATTGCCTTCTTTAATTACATATTCCATACGTCTGATTTTTTCGTGAAAAAGAACCTTCTTCATGCGAAGCGCGAGCGGGAGCATATACCTCCCGGCATTGGGAGACAAGAGCGCCCACACTTCGCCCCGGCCCTGCCAGTGCATTCCAATTCCGGCAGCGCCTAGGAACGCGCCAGACGCCCACGCCGATAGAGCGAGGCACTGCCCAAGCCCGTCTTTAATTTGAGGCTGGGACAGGGCTCTAAACTCACTCTCCTGCCCCTGAGCAGGAACGAATGAACGAAGATGCTCTATATGGAATGGGGTAAAATACACACTCATTCCGCACCTTTAAGATTTGGGTAAAACGCAACTATATTAAATGGTAATGGATCAGTTTGTCTAAATGCTATAATACCTTCTTTGTCGTAATTATCGGGCATACCAAACGTGTTAGTTAATCCTGTAAATAAAGCAGGCTCGCTAAGTTCTCTGAAACTCTCAGGATATTCTATAGGTTCCATAAAGTATTCATTTGTTTCTGATACTTTAATTCCGCATTCTCCGTTAGCGGTATCCCAAACTCTTAACGTGCCGCTAGACATACGCTTAATGCGGCTTTGAGAAGTGCCTGTTATACTTCCTGTATTTAAGTTAACTCTAACTCCTAGCTGTTCATAACCTATTCCAACCACTACGTTCGATGCCGGATTGCGCAGCGTTATCATTCCATTCGTCACCACTAGTTCTTTTTCCGGTATGCCGTCAGCCAACACATTAACTGTTTCACCTTCCAAATGCCACAAACCAGATATAATGTCAGTCTCAACACCTTCATATCTAAGCCCAAAATCAAGATAAAACGCATCTTCGAGTATTTTATTAAAATCCCAAAATGGCGTAAGCGTAACTACAAATCTTTTATTTTCTGTCGGTCCTTCTCTTATAACACTCATTACTAATTTATCTTCACCGTTAATTTTATCCGGTGTTACACAAAAACTTTCTACTTCTCCACCAAAGTCATGTTGATGCCAAGCTACTATTTTTTCGTCTCTGTAATACGTCATACACACCATAGTATTATTTTCACGTCTAGCCCAAACAAGGCTGTAAGGCTCTTCTTGTTCTTGAATTTCTACGAATTTACTAGCCCCCAAGTGCGAAGAAAACAAAGACATATTTGGAGCTTTATACCCGTCAGCTTCAAAAACAAAAGCTAATTCACGAATTATTCTTTGCGCGCGCGGTATGTATAAATGTTGTCTATCGAGTTTAGCAGGGGCTATAGCGGCTACGCCTCTTTCTGTTGACGGTCTGGTTTTTACGTTTCGCGCCGTTATCGCTGAGTCCGCAGACCCTGACTGTATGCCTATAATGCCCGCGCCTAAGCCAACTATTAACCCTCTTTCGTCAGTTGAAATCCAGCGTATTGTAGCTCTTTTCCTTTGAGCCAACACCAACACAAGAGCGCTATCATCTAGCACTTCATTAAGAGGTGTTCTTTCTGCGAAGTCATCGTATGCGCCGGGACGCGAGCCGCATATAAGAGCCGGTACGTATTTAAGCCCGGCTATCCAGCGTCGATTTTCGTAAAAAGTACCAAAACCAGGCCATCCCAAAGTGTCACTAAAATAACCTAATTGCCACTGTCTTATTTCACCGTCAAGCTGCACAAAAGGTTCATCATAAAGCAAAGCTGAAACATGCGTTGAGTCTGTAACTGTTGTTATTTTTAACACACGCCAGTTAGCATCGTAACCCTTAAGTCTTATTAATCTGCCGTCATCAGTAGTCAAAAACCCTTGACCACTATTTATACTGTCGTAAGGCCCGGTGAGTGTTAAATTTATTGTTCTTGTACTTTCATTAACATCAGTTAAATTAAACTGTTCTACTGCGGCTTTTAACGCTCCGCTTCCTATTAAAGCGCTGATAGTAAATCTATAATACAAATAAGCAGTAGAATTATTGAAATTAATATGCGCAGAACGTCCGTTATCATAAAGTATATAGCCTGTTTGCTTATCTAACAAAATCCAGTTAATGTCATCATTAGACGCTTCAAGTACGAAATCGCTGGGGGCGTGGTCTTTAGCCGTTTCTCCTGCAACTAAATTTAGGTCTTTTAACGCGGCATATATTGTATAACCTACTATAATTTTAGCAACAGGAAATTGATATTTTAACCAACCTTTTTGATCTTCTCCAGATGCCAGCCAATAAGTATTGGAATTATTATCAAAAGCATTCCACGCAGGATGCGAAGCATCTGCGGTGCTAGAACTGACTACGCCGCTAGGCGCGTTATTGCTTGTCATATTCGGAATAGGGTTACCATTAGAAGCTAAAGTTAAATATCCTCCTTTATTAACGGGAACAGGCATAAATGGCCCGGTATTGTATTCAACTTCACTTATCGACCATACGCCTGTTGTCGAGTTTCTTGTTACTCGTTGGTTACGTTTACCTTCGCAATATAAATAAACATCATCTACATTTTGTTGGTATCTTAATTTCATAACGTCAGATAGAGTGTAAATTGTCGATACGGTTGTTATTCTTTTAAGCGCCGCTCCTGATATAACTCCTATTGTCGCCGTAGGTACGTTTTCCACAAAAGTTATTGTTTTTGTACCAGCGACATATGAATTTACTGTGAAAACCCTATTTGTAAAACCGTAGCTGTTATTAGCTCCTTCAATAGCGTATTGTTCACCGGCAACCGCAGAATTGTCAACCGCTATTATAATTGTCAAAGGTGAATTGGCAGTTACGCTTGTAATATTTTCATCATCAGTAGCCTCTAAACCTGCGCTAATTATTACGCGCATTATATTATGTGAAAATTCTAAAACTATTCCATCATCATCTATTAACGTGTATGGTATTAATTTGCTCGGTTTGTCAGCGTCTTGTGAACTCGCATAGCACGTTAACGCCGTACCCGAACGTCCTATCATCGGACCTTGCGGAGAAGCTATAGCGTTTTTAAGTATCTTACATGCGCCACTATACTGTGGCGCGTCAGTGCGCCCTTGGAGTAAATCACTAAATTCACCGCCTGTAAATGCTAAAATCTCTGCTGTGGTTTTTACCATCTTGACGGCATTCCCATTCTAGCGGCAATCCATTCGTCCTCTTCGTCTGGTGTTTCTATGCGACGGGGTTGTTGCTGGAAAGCATTAACACTGGCGGCAGCTTTAATCGCTCTATTATAACCTCGCTCAATCATTTCATTATTGACAGTGGATTGTGTGACTTTTTCAACACACTCTTGCGCAATCCGCCAAGATAACACACCTATGAACAAAACATCAAATTTACTTTCATCTACGCGAAACACGTAATTTATAGTAAGTTTATCGTAAAAAGAATATATGCCATTTTCAGCTAACAACCAAGTATCAGATGGTTCTCTTATGATACGAAAGAAATCGTTAGGTAATGAGTAAACGTATTTTCTTTGTATGTCGTCTGCTAGTGTGTCAATGAGTGTTAATACGTGGTTAACTCTTAATGCAAAATTCCAAGTTCTAGCAGCCAACTCTTCGTCGCGCCACTGCGGGTATCCTTCGTTACAATGTTTCTCCAATGACGTTGTTGGAGAACTTATACTTGATATGCGTTGTGACCCAAGCTTGGAAAGGCCCAAGTTGCAAATGCCTTTAGCGGTCATCGGCATAACTTAGACCTTTCCTCTGCGCATCCCTCTGGCGAAGGATAGGTGTTATTCGACGATATATCCTATTGCTACGTCAAGTGTGGCCGCCGCCGGAATTGTGCCGCCGGTAATTTGCGCTATAACGCGAATACCGCCAACACTAAAATAATCCAGCTTAAACGGACTCGCGACAACTTGCGGAAAACCGGCCACAACCGCCGCTGAAACGTCGATAGCAGAGAACAACTCTGTAAGGTTTTGCGCTACATCTGCCACACTAGCGCCAGGGCTGTAAGCGCCAAAACCCAAACTCATAAGTCGTGCCGCGCCCAATGCCGAAGATTTGTAGCGACTCAACCACGGGATAATACGGATACGTCCAGGCGGAAAATCAAACAACTCATATGTCGAGTTTGCGTCACCGGCTGCCGCGCCTTGCACAACACTCGCCCACTGCCACCGCGTTTTACCGTGATCCTCGATCGGATAAACGCGACCTGCCAAAGTTCCCGCTGCAATTTGCAGCCTTGTCGATAGTGTGTTTGTTAAAGCCATTTCACGAACCTTTCTTTATTCTGTTGGTTTAGATACTCAGAAAGCTATCAGCTTTCCTTGCACTGCAACTGATACACTTTGTTCTCTTCGAGTCGCGTCGCTCCGGACGTGAAAGTGCCGTGAATTTGCTTGATGTTATTCTTATCGGGGCGGTTATTGATGGTAATAACCAAATCCTCCCAAGTGCCGAAGTGCATACCGTCTGGTACCCAAACAGGGCACAGACGAACCACACCGGATGAAGTGTCTTTGGGAATACCTTTACCGCCGAACTCTTCATAGCCAATGAAATCAAACCCCATGAAGGTTGCAATTTCGCCGTCAACCAGCGGTTTGATGGCATTAAAATCCACACTGCTTGTCGTGGTTTCAGCAATCAGACTGTCGATTTGTTCTGCCGTAACTGCAATCTTGGGCCGCGCACTCATCAAATCGACGTGGTTCTTTTTCACCAACTTACGCAACGTGCGCAATTTAGTGAGTATCAGATTGACAGCACCGTGAGCAATAATATTACCCACTGGAAAGATTGTGTCAGTATTGCCATCGACGCCGGTTTTCGCTGTCGCAAAAAACTTATCCATGATAATTTGATCTTGCTTTCGCGCCGCAGCTTCACGGAAACGTTCGACGTATGGCGAAGTGGGATCGTAAATCATCTTTAGCGTATCAAGACGATCTACCAACACTGCCACGTCATATTCAGCGCCGGTAATCCAACGCTGCGTGTGTTCCAGCTCTGTCAGCTTGGTATCGCCGTAGGGCGAACTGCGCTCGATGAACTCGACAGGGCCAATGAAGTTGACCACCTGAATTTTCGAGCCCCGGTAGCTGCCACGTGAAACCCACGGGACGATTTTGCCGCCACGCCGCTGTAGGACGCCACGGATATTATCTGTGAACATCCTGACATGATGCTCAGGAACGCTGTAACTTGCTAGTGTTTCGGCCATTTTGGAAAACCCCTTGTTACCTGTTAAGCGCTAGTCGCTTAGGCGAGGGGTGTCCTACAATAAGGCCCACGTGTTTGAGGCGGACTAGCCGACAAGCGCCTATTAGGCGCTTTAATCCAAGAGGTCAAGAGGCTTCTAAAATCGCGTCTACGTCAGCGCGCAATTTGTCACCACACGCTTTCGCTCCTATGATGGTAGGATCAAAAGCAAGCCTAGTAAAATCCCACTTTTGTTTCTGCGGTATGCCTAGTGTTTTTTGCACTTCCGCGTGACTAAGCACGGTGCGCGGCGTAACTGGAATGCCGTATTCTTTGCTTAATTTAGCTACCAATTTAACCAGGGCTTTCCATTGTACTTCTTTCATCGGCGATGGCCCGGCCTTAAATGGTTTTTCAACCGCGCCCATCATGCAACACAGAGAAACGCCTATGCTGCCTTGATTGCAGCCGCGTGTATGAGCGGCGTATCTGCCATCTGCGGTATTTTCATTATCGCTGATTTTGTTATCGCAAAGATGCACGTTACCCTCACCGTCAATAAGCCGGTGATAGTGTTCTTTGTCAACGCTATTTGGCTTATAGCCGCCAGCGGTCCAATGGCATATAATCCGTTTCATACTCATTTGTTTTGTCCTTGCGTAGATGATACAGCGTAAATGCGTTCAAGTTCTTGCATACGTATTTGATGCTCGCCATGATAAGGATCAGTGAGTGCAGCTTGATATTTTGTGCGAAACTCACTGATTTTTGCATCAAGTTGATCTGGCGACAAACCACTTACGTTATTAGGATCACCGCCGCTACCGCCACCAAGCAAGCTGCCTTCTTTAGTCATGCTGCCAAGTTGAACTAGCGTTTCAACCACGGCTGCCACTCCTATGTGTTTCTCAATAGACTGAAGCGTTGCCGGGCTTAGCTTAAGCGCCTGTAGCGCCCTTTGCCCCGCCGCCAAATTAGTTTGCATCTTATCCCCCCATTGTTTTTGAATACCGGCGATAGCTTCTTGATTTTGTTGTTTTTGTTGAGCTTCTTGAGCTTGTTCCATTTGTTGATTGTATTTTGGAATAAACTCATTCCATTCTTTGACGGCTTTAGCGGCTTCAAACTTGTTAAGCCCCAGTCTGTGAAAAAAAGGCTTAGAAAATTCCAACATAGATTTGTCGAAAGTCTCTTCACCTTCAAACTTATATTCGTTAGCATCCTTGGGGCGGCCTTTCTTATCATAGAAAGTATTCCAAGCTTTTTCGTCGTCTGTGCCGCTTGGAAGAATAATAACATCGCCTGCACCGCTAAGCGCTTTTTCCGCATTCATCGCCGCCATAAGCGCTTGATGTGGATTAGCGTATTGTTTCTTTGCCGCCCATTCTTTCACTGGTTGTTCCGGTACTGTGTCGTACCAAGGCTTGTCGCCAATAACCCACTGTCCGTCTTTAGCTGTAGCCCAAGGTGGCTGTACTTGAGTTTGTTGTGTTTGCTGTGCAGGTTGTTGAGGGGTTTGCTGCGCGGTTTGCTGTGTAGTTTGTTCCATGGTGGCCATTTTGTTTAGTTTCCTTTGTCTTTATTCACCAGAGTATTTAAGCACTAATTCATCAAGCGTTAAATTCACATGATCGAGTATTCTCGATCCTACTTCGTGTCGTCCAGTGAGCAAACAATGTACGCGCTCGTTCTCACTCCAAGGCGTACCACTTAGTCTACAAAAATTAATCAAATCTCCCATAACTATTTTTCTATCTTCATCAAAGCCATTAAATATTCTCTTATATGCTTGTTGCCTTCGTTCTAGAAAATTACGCGAGCCTTGTTCTGATTGTTTACGCCTTAAGGCGGCTATTTCGTCTAGCTTTCTGTCTGTCTCAGGATCAAAAGGATCATTAACCATTAGAAGGAGCGTTTTGATTTTTCATAGCTGCTGTCGCTACACTCGCGATAGCTGGGGCTTGTTGCAGGATTTGCTGTTGCTGCATCGCTTGCGCGCGGCCTTCGCGAATAGCGGAAATTTTATCAGGTGAATTGATCCACGCAGGTTTAGCGGACATGATTTCTGCTATGTCTGGCAAAGCTTCGTCAAAATTGTAAACATCCATTATATCTGGTCGTTGTGTTTGTTGAGATATATTAAGCGAAATTTCAACCGCACGAACAAAACCTGATATTTGTTCTGCATGAAGGTTCTTCGCCATAGGAGAAGTGTAATCTATCTCGTACTCAGCGTATGATTTATTACCGCGTTCCTCTATGATTTCTGGCGGCGGATCAGGTAATATTCCTTTTTCCGCTAACAAGTGTATTTCTCTTTGTGTGCGCGGCCCCCAGTCCTCAGACTGTAACCTACCCATTGTCGGCGCTAAAAGCGCCACTTTCTCAGAAATCATTTCCACTACCTCAGTAGCAGTCATTTCCTTTTCAATCATTAACTGAAACAAAGTAACAAAGAAACTATCTTCTACATCGCGCCTTTCGTCTTTAAGCATTTCCTCTGCAACTCTAAAATCCCCCATTTCAAGCGGATAAACCAACCTTCTACCTTGCGAGTCAACACCGCCGTAAGTAATACGCGAAGATCTAAGATCTACGTTGCCGCTTAACACTCCATCGTCTGCCGCCAACACCGGCGGATCAACCGCTTTGTGCGCTTGCTTAATCATGGTGCGCTTCATTTGTGAAATACCACCTAAAGAAGGTAGCGCTTCCAACGCCGGTGAAAACCCGTATATGTCGTCTGGGTCTGTCGCGGTACGCGGATTGAGATACGGATTAGATATAAACCCATCTTCACCGCCTATGTACTCTACATCTTGAATGGAGATATATCCCGCTGTCCACGGAAAGCGTTCTACATACAAGCTTCCTTCGTCGTAATCATCGCGCGCACAAACATAATGAATGATTTCAAAGCGTGTATCTTCACTTGGCTTATTTTTCTCCGCTTCACTTTTTATTGCTTTAGGTAATTTGTCTAAACCAAACTTTAGCTTACACTTACGCGCATTAAGATACATCTTCCTGAATACGTGAGTGATACGGCCATAGTCGTCTGTGAGTATGAAAATGTCGCAGTTACGCCAAGACTTGTAAGTAAGCCCGCCTATTCTATCTCCAGCGAAGCGATTTTCCCACATAACGCTTTGCGGCCCCATGCCATATACACCAATAGATGCATAGGATTCCGTGACACTTTGGAGAAGCATAGACGTAGGAGCTAACCTATAATTAAATAATATATCAGTGATATTATCGTAATACTCTTTAACACGCTGTATGCGCATCAAAGAAGCGTTTTTATGTCTTAGCTTCTGATACCTCTGCTGAGAAGGCATTGTCATTCTAAGTAAGATAGCAACCCACTTAGGAAGTGACTTTATGCCTGTATTGTCGTAAGCTAATCTATTTCCTTGAGATTGATACGGCAAAGGAGGCCCTTGTGTCTGCCACCATGAATATTGTTTGGGCCTACAATACGCAGCCGCTAATCGCCAATCATTCTCATATGGCGAACGAATGTTTTTAGCTTCGTTATATAAATCAACGTAATCTTGCGCTTTATCACGTGGCATTAAGCTTTGCCTCCTACACCACCAAAAAGCTTCGCCGCAAACGAACTATCACCTAAGCCGCTACCAAAAAACGTCGAAGTGTCAGACGCCTCAGCCCCGTAAGCCCTCTGGCGCTGTTCCTCTGTGAGCCTCTGTATGTCCGCATCGCTACGCCTGGGGACCACGGGAGCGGGACCGGCCTTAGGGTACTTAGGCTTACTGAAAAGAGCGGTCATACCTGGACTCCCTGCGGCTTAAATCCTCGTCAAAACAAAGCTCTCCGTCGTCAGTGACGGCTTTGTTATTTCGCCCAAAAACCCCATACGTCCGGTCTTTGCGGGCAAACTTGTGAGCAAACGTGGTGGCGAGACTATCAGCTTTATCGGGAGAAGGCAAGCCGGTACGCTGTTTGTAAAGTTCTTTTCTTTCCAACTTAAGTCTTTGACCGCCTACATCGAAACCATACTGAATTGAAGTCATTTGTATTACTAATTCGGGATCATTCGGCATACAACCTTCATTGTAAATCCAATCTCTCATTTTACCCCATAGTTCAGCACGTTTGTTAACATAAATTAAAGGCTCTAACGCAGGTGAACCAGGATGAACTTCTACGATTTTACATCCTCTGTCTCTACATACGTCTATCACGCCTGCGCCTACGCCAGTGCTTTCAATGACTATTCCGTCTACTCTGTGCAGTTCTGCTGTTTGCATTACTAACTCTGCCACTTTCACTGTTGATAATCCCCTAAATTGCAGTTGTTGGTGAGTTCTAAAATCCCTTCCTCTTCTTAAACTAAACACTGTGCTATCGTCACCGTAACGCGCTACGTCTACACCCAGTATCAAAGGCTCCCCATAATCAACTATTATCTCACGTCTTATTGCTAAATCAACCATTTCAGCGTTAATAAATCCATTAAATCCCTGTGCTGGAAACTGCCCGAATACTCGTATTTTAACCCAATTACTGTCTATTCCCCATTTATCTATGCTATTTTTTATTTCTTCTTTATTGGAAATATTAACATCTCTACTATCTATATTTCTTAAGTAATATTTATCCACATAATTTTGATCGGTAAAACAGTTATAAAACTCTCCCGAAGGTTCATTAGGATTACCAAACGCAAAAAAGTAAACGTCGGCTTTACCCATCATACTGCCGTCTACTGCTTCCCATATGGGTTTGCCTATACCGGAAGCCTCGTCAAAAAGAAATATTAACGATTTACCTGCATTATGCCAACCCTGAAACGCGACGGAATTGTCCTCTGCGACCGTTAACGCTGTTGCCATATAATTTTTACGTCTTTCTTCAGGATACACTGAGAAATAATAACTTGTCGCTGTCCACGTAAACCACTGTTTGCATATAAATACGTTATGCCACTTAGCGAGTTCAGGCCAAGTACGTGTTTCTAACTGCGGCGCTGTATTAGCTGTGACTACTACGCGCGTATCTGGACGTGTTGCCATAAAAAAGTGTATCAAAAATACCACTAATGCTGATTTACCTACACCATTGCCTGACGCTATAGAGCTTCTCCACGCTGAAATATCTATTTCTGCGGTCTTTTTTATCGCATTAAGAGTTATATGTTTACCTAATTCTGTGAGTAGTTCTCTTTGCCATTTTTCTGGGCCTTTAGCGTCCTTTAAGAAGTTAATAGTTCCATCAGGAAGAAATTCCTCTCCCCAGGGATAGGCAAAAAGCACAAAGCCCAACGGATCATAGTGGTATTTTGCGACGGCTTCTGCTAATTGAGCTTCGGTCTTAGGATTAAGTGCGATGCTGCCCACTGTTTCTTACCCCAAAGTTCTCACTGTGATGATGCTTATTGGCGAGGGAAAAACAAAAACCGCCGCCTGTGACGAAGTAGGTATTTCCACTACAACCTATGACAGAATTTGTAAAGAAAACACTGAATTAAAGCCCTTAGCCGAGGAAGCTGAGGAACGCGGCTACGATACCATGGCTGAACGTTTAGTTAATATAGACAAAGATCAATTTCTTAACATTTCCGATCCTAAGTGGGCTACTGTTATTTCTAATAATATCAAATGGTTTTTAGCTAGACGTAAAAAAGATAAATACGGTGATACCATGATTGTCGATACCCGCATTTCTGTCGATAAAGCCATTATAGAGGCTCTTACACGCGGGCAAATACGCGCTAGTGAATTTAACGGAGTTATAGACGCAAATTTCACTGTGTCAGAGCCTAAATCTCTTAACCGGCCTCTTAAGATAGAGGATTTATGGTGATTTAGATATCTGTGTCTACTAATTCTGTACCTACCATTGATGTTTTTTCTAATTCCGTTTTAACCATGTGTTCTATTTCTTTTATCTTTTCTTTGTGCGTTTTGTAATCTTTATCTCCTTCATGCACCCAATCTTCCGCTAGCCAATCGTCATACGCAGGAGTCCACACATCTATTTTATTATTTATCAAATCAAACTTACACGGTATAGATTCACATTCCACTTTATTACCTTCTAAGCTGTAACCTCTCTTTAGTTCTTCATATGAATATTCTAACGCTGGCTGTTTTGCCATCATAACGTAAGGCGCATAAGCACCTCCAGTCCACTCTATTAACCATGATTTGCGATATATGCGTTGGTGCGCTAAAAGTGCTTCCATTGCATCTGAGATATTCATCATAGCGGTTGTCCTTGTTTGCCAGAGGGTGAGAGCGCGCGCTGCTGATCTACAGTCGTTGGCGCACTCTCTCTTTACTATTAGTTAGCGTTATTTTCCGCCGAGAGGAACCCTGTTTACTTCATCAAGTGTCTGCGGATAATACACATTACTTTTGTTAGCGTCGTTAGCTGTGACTGCCATCTTGCGTGTTAGCTCTTTCATTTGTAGTTCCAAAGCACTGATACGCTCTTCGTATTTTGTTTCATCAACCACCCGAGGGTTTGTCATGCGATGCTCCTTTCACTGGTTATTTATAGAGAGGGGTTGCAAATATCACCTCTTGACAAGAAACACAAGTGGGCCTAAGGGCCTCTGTGCGCTCTTCACGCTTGATCCACGCCGCGGGGGTGTGAAGAGCGCCGGATTACCTTCCTCCCCCTAGTCCCACTTAGCCGCCTCTCCGAGAACCAACCTCAGAGAGGCGGCTTTTTTGTGTGGCTGGTTGACCATGGCTATAGAAGGTGTTGGAGAGGAAGAATGCTCCCATCTGCGGGGTTGTGACCTGTGTGGGCTTTTTGCCGGATAGGGGTTTACGTAAGGTCCGAGTATTGAGATATGATATTTATACATTGGCGAATAGCTGAATAGGTGATATGATATTTACACATTCCATATAAAAATTGTAAATTAGTGAATAGGTGATATGATATTTACAC